AAAAAAAAAAAAACATCTTCATCATACTTTGTTGATGAAAATAATCTCTCCTCGTAATCCTTTAGGAATAGTAGGCCATGATCGTTGCATTTCGCGTTCGCTCCTGACGTGCTGTGTGATTCCTGCTGATAACAAATCGTTGAATTCTGGAAAATCTCCGTCCTTCAAAGACTCTAAAACCTCTTCCATTCCGGCTCTCTTCATCCATCTGAGTTGGCGCCAATCTGGCTTGATATCCTTCTCGATGACAATTGAGTTCCAAATGTCCTGGCATAGGTTGTAGAATGGTAGGCTGCATCCGAGTGAAGCTTGGGCTAAGCCCAAAGCTGAGGCTGCTAGTCGACCAAAGTCTTGTGGTTTTTCTGGGAAAAACAGATGGCTGAGTAGGTCCTCATCCGTCCGTTTAGGTACCCCATAACGATTGTTGTAGCCTAAGGCATACAGTGAGTTAGGGTGGTTACCAATCCCTGACTTGTCGTTGCTAAGCTTAGCATTGAAGTAGTACTCTGCAGTGCTCTTCATCATACTGAGAAAGCGTCGACCATACATCTTGAACATGGGTTCGGGGAAGCTGATGATTGCATCATCTCCTTGAAATCGGGACTTGAAGTCCTCCGATTCAATATCGATCCCAAGCTTAGATAGCGTGGTGTAAGTCATAATCATATTGCAAAAGGTATCCATCAGTTGTGTCTGCTGGAAACCAGATCCAAAGCCATTGTAGCGCCAAGCCCAAACTTGCCCGTTAGGCAGTTCGATAGGCGTCTGTTTGACAGAATGCGTCATCCATTCCCAAAGATTTTCGATCTTCTGAGAATCGACATCTGCGGTTGGGTAGCGTGTTGTAGGTTCATAGGAAGTGAAATCGAAATACGATCTCCAAATCTTGTGAACATCATCGATCAGCTCGTGTAATAAACGGCGGTCGAATTCGCTCCAGTCCATAGATATGTACGTGTTCTGTTTGTGGCTATGCATCTCATGCAATAGTGTAGTCCATCCTCCGCGGCCGATCTCTCGTCCCCAGAAGAGCCTGCCAGCGTCTGTGTTCTGGTAGGTTGCCTGCAGTGGCCAGATAAACATCAACTCTGAGTGTAGTAGTAGCTTCGGTGCTCCGAATACTGCTCTAACTTTATCGGGTTTGTCTTGGGATACGACGTGTGTTCTGAGATGTAACTTTAACCTTTCATAAGGTATAGGTCCATTTCTCTCCGACGTGTGCCAAAATGGGTGCTCTCTGTGCTTGATCTTGTGAATGTGGATTCTGTTGACGTCAAATATCTCATTGTAGAGATTATGATATGATG